ATCTGCTCCGCCCTCCGGCGGCTCTGTTATTTCTATCTCTATACCGCAACCAATGGCGGCGGCGTATTTCTCCATATCGTCAAGCGTGAATTTATCGGCGTTTAGTCTCTGGTTTACGTTCTGCCGGGACACGCCCAGACGATCCGCCACCTCTTGCACCGATACCCCGCGCCGTTTCATCATAACGCGCATTTTTTCGCCAAAACTCAACCGCACCGGCTCCGCCCTCCTTTCTCTCTGTACCCCTTTAATATATAGGAATCTGCGCCGCCTGTCAAGTCTGCCGTTTACATGGCAAACACTGCGCCGGGGTTTTCTTGCGCTTTGTAAAGTGTACAATTTACACAACAAACCGCCCTTATTTTGTTTAGTCGGCTATACATATTTCACAAACCGCAATAATTTGTAAATTTTTCGCTTGACTTTGTAAAGAATACGCTTTACAATACAAGCATAAAGAACGAACCGCAACGGACAACAACGAACCGCCGGACGTTCAACAAAACAAACAAGCGCAGGCAAGGGCGCACGGTGTACCCCAAAAGAACAACGCACCGCAGACCGGACCAAGGGAACCAACCCGGACCAAGGCAACGGCGGCGCGGCACTTATTAAGACGAGACCGAAACACACGCCCCACCGCCTCCGGCTTGTATCTCCTGTGAGGGCTGCCCCTGTGGTAATGAGTGCATATATCAGGCAAAAGGAAAATTGTAAACCTGTGCTAGGGTGTACCAATTCACACCGCACATATAAAAAAGATAATTAAGTTATTGGAAGTATGAAAGCACTTTGAAACTTTCAGAACCGCACGAGATCGGGAAAGCGGTATAAAACCGGCCCGGCATTGAGTGAAAGCAGTTAGCACTCTAACAATGATTAACGCCCCCGACGCTCCCAGGGGAAAGCGGGAACCGCTCCGGAACTATTGAGCCGGGGCGATGGCTGGAACGAGTTGCCTATATACACGCAGCATAAAAGGGAATAGGACAGGCGAACCCCTGCAAGCCGCCGTCTGCAAGTCTGACGCAAACGACTATTGAACCAAATAAAAAAGGGCGATCCGCTACACCTACCAAGCGACACGGACCGCCGCCACCCCTCCGGGGCTTGTCTCCTATTATAACAGGCTTTCCCGGATGGAACAACAGAAAAGAGAGGGAAAGACCATGACAGCAGAAAAAATTATTGATTCTTTGAGATTCACAGCAACAGAGGCAGACGAACAAAAGGACCTTTTTACACCGTCCCACGTTCTCTATAAATGCCGCATTATCAACCCGGCAAATAATCGCCGCTACACTTTTGATTATCAATGTAACCCAAGCGCAACGCATGAGCCAACAAAAGAAGATTGTTTATATTGTCTCTTGTCTGATACTTCTTGTGCTGATAGCTGCACAGATGAGGCGGACTTTTTAACAGAGTTTGGATATATTGACGGCGGAGCGGATCAGGTTCGCAAAGGCTTAAAGGCCTATAAGGCTTGCAAGCGTACCGCGGCAGCTATTGACCGTATTTTTACAGAGGACGAAAAAACCGCCCTTAATGAATATTACGAAAATTACTAATTGACAGAAACGAGGCGCGCGCCCTCCGGGGCGCTCCCTCTCAAAATATAGGAGGCTTATATATTATGATGACATTATCAGAGGCGAAAGCCATTTATAAAACGGGCGGCGGTCATTTCTTCGACCGTGAAACGTTCAAATATTGGGGAACTCGTATAGAATCCGCTTTGTATAAAAACCGCTGTTTTGTTACCAGTGAAAACAATTTTGACGGCAGCCGCAGAGCTTACACCGTGCGCCGGTTCTCTCCTGACTTTCTGCATATTGAAACCGTGGGAGAGTTTCAACAGTACGCACTTAAAGAAACCGCCAGAGAGGCAGCAAAGGAGGCCTAAACCATGAACAACGCATATATTAAAAATCTTTTATCTATCAACAAAAAAGCTTTTCAGTTTTTGCATGATGTCGAGGGCTTCGACTTTGAAAGTCCGTATTTTATCACACAGCAGCCCGGGAAATTTACCGCAAACACAGTTAAAAAGGCAGTAGCCGAGGCAATGAACCCGGCAGCGTGTAAAATCTCCGTTTTTATTGTTCCTACCGCTTCGCGATGTCTGCAAAATTTATATTTTGCAGTGCTTAAACTCAACAAATTTTCAGCTTGTCGCCGTGACGGTGTTAGTTATTGGAATTATAGAGCCGCCGCCCCTGGTCTTGATATAGAGTATTGTTTTAATATTGGAGACTTTGAGGAACTGCGCAAGAAACAGACCGAAAGCATTTTTATAATCGCCCAGGATAAAGGCTATATAAAAGAACCAGAAGCAAAAATATTTAATGTTTCCCGGCGGTATACTCTGGACGATGCCAGAAAGAGCACGGACGGACGCGGAAACGATTATATAAAATCCTTAGTATTGACCGCCACGGATGGCAGCGGCGCACGTTTCACATACGAACCATATAACACATTTTACGGAAACGAAAAACGATCCGCGGATATTGCGGACCATATCGACAAAAGCGGCTACTTGTTACGCCCTCACCGCTTCGCATTGATGGAACGAGCGGAAACATTGAGACGGACCAGGAAACAGGCAGAGGCAAACAACGCCGACTATACAAATGAGATAGCCGAACTGCAGAAACGCATTGACGCAACTAGAATTTTATTATCTAACGCCGTTTTGAATTGTCAGGACGCAACCGCGGCGCGTGGCGTGTCTAACAAGATGAATTATTTTTCTTATGCTCTTTCTTACTTTGAGACATTCAAAGAAAAAATAAACAGCAAGCGTTATGCAAGTATTGAGCGCATCAATTCAGATATTGAAGATATAAAAGATAAGTTGGATCATTGCGCAGAGTAAGGCGGACGGCGGCGGATCAGCCGCCCCGGCTCCGCCGGATATATTGAGCGATCGGAGGCTTTAGGATGGTTTATAAATATCTGAACCGCTCCGCAGTATTGGAACATCTGCAAGAGGGGCAAACCGTAAATATTGATGAGTACATAGAGAAAATGCAGTTTTTCAAGAAATACGGAAACTGTCAGGGGATCTATATAACAGACAGCCGCTATATTGAGTATGCAGAAATCGGCTTGCACTATTTCAAATATGATACATTGATAAAATTCTTTGAGGATTTCAAACAGAGGAACCACACAAAACGTATATTGATAACATTCAACAAAAACCACCGCTTACAATGTGAGCCGGTGCAGGATTAAGGAGGCCTTTATATTATGGGATGGGATTACACACACGCTACACACTACACCAGAACCGGAGCTATTGACCGGAAAACAGAGATTGACGAGCTTTACACCTGGCAGAACGACACCAGGAAAGCCGAAGTTGTACGGTCCGCAATGGTAGGAAGTACATACTATGCAGCTATTAAAATAACAGAATTGAGCACCGGAGAGGCAGAGACAACCGCCGCCGTTGCATTGACGCACACCAACAACCGGGATTATTTCAACTTTGGAGTTAAGACGATGGGGGAAAGTTCTGGACCATGTGAAGATCATTGCCCGGCTTCTATTCTCTCTCTTCTCTCCCCTACTGATTCAGAATATGCCAATAACTGGCGCGAGAGATGCAGAAAGAACATTGAAGCAAAAAAAGATCCTCACGCATTGAAAAATTTACCTGTCGGCGCAGTGATCCGCTTTACTCTCCATACTGGGGAAAGCATCGAGCTATTGAAACACGCCGCAGCGTATCAGTTCAAACGCCCTTTCTGGTTCTGCCAATCATCCGGCCGTTATATGCCAGCAACCAGAATCCCGGCAAATTATGAAGTAGTAGTCACAGCATAACATATTGAGTTTAGGAGGATAAGAAACCATGAATAATACAGCATTGAGAATTGAGAACGGTATGAGCAGTTTTGAGTTACTGCAGGCCAAGGTGTCAAACCTTGAAGCAACAGAAAAGCGCATGAGCATTGAAGAGGATCGCCGCATGGCTGCCATTGATGCAATGGATCGCACCTATAACAACCCATCCACACCACGCCGCACACGCTTTGAACTTTCTATTGAGCTTCCTATTCAGCGTGAGGCATTGAAGAATTACCACAATGAGCGCAGCCGGGTATCTGCCGAGCTTCGAGGATTGAGAACGGCTATTGATCTGATTCTGACCGTTTCCAACTACGGCGGAGAGGTTACACCAGGAAACCGCCGATTGATTGAGAGTATTTTAATCTAATCCGTTACATTGTAACGATATGTAACACGTTGTAATATGGAGGTAACGTAAATGGGTAACGTAGTAATGAGCCTTAACGATAGAGAATTGACCTTGTTAAGTGATGGAATCTTGGCGATGATTGGGAACGCAGGACAGGCAAAAGGCCTTGTGCGTGATACAAAATCACAGGACGCTATTGACTCCTACATGAAAGAGTTACAGAGATTGAACAGCAAATTGTGTAATGCCGGCATCCGGTAAAGAAAGGATTGAGAACCATGAGAAAGAAAAGCGTATTTATCAACTGTATGGAGGCATTGACCGCAAACAGAAAACACAGCGAGGCCCGCGCACTTCTCAATGCAGGGCTGAAAGAGTCCGCAGAGAGACAGACCGCTACCACCGCTCCGGCGTATGAACTTACAAAGCCGTATATCTTCCCTGCCGTTGATGGCAATATGACTTATCACACCTCATGGGGATCTCATGGAGTAAAGAACGAAGCTGAAACCATATTGAGTGTATTGAACTCTTTCCGCCTCCGCTCCACCCTTGCAAAGATCAACCAGGGACCGCGCCTTACACAGTATGTTATTGAACCGGCTCCCGGAACTCAGGTACAAGCTATTTTGAGACATGAAAAGGAATTTCAGGCAGCCTTACATTGCAACGCCTCTTTGAGATTTGATAATGGCTATGTGTATATTGAGGTTCCGACCGGTACAGAAACCGTGTTCCTGGGCGATATGCTCATTGATAATGAGTACCAGTCCACCGATGGTTTTACAATGGCAATCGGCATGGCGGTTGATGGTTCTAAACATTATATTGATATTGCCAAGGCTTGCCATATCCTCATTTCTGGTATGACCGGATCTGGTAAATCAATCGTTCTGCATAACCTCATCTTGTCTCTATTGATGAAAAAGAATCCGGCACAGATGCACTTATATATCATTGATCCGAAAGCAACAGAGTTCGAGTATTACAAAAACCTTGCAGCGTGTACGGTTGTATCTGAGGTAAATGGCGCGGTTGAGCTATTGAAGAACCTTTGTATTGAGATGGATCGCCGCTACTCCGTTCTTGCCTCTACCGGCTGCCGTGACATTGACAGCTACAATGCAAAGTTCGCAGATGCTCATATGAGACGTGACATAGTTTTCATTGATGAGTTATCCGACCTTATGAGCATGGGTGGAAAATCCGTTGAGGGACATATTGTAAGAATTGCACAGAAAGCCCGTGCCTGTGGCATCCACCTTGTAATCGCTACGCAGTACCCGGTTGCAAAGGTTGTTACCGGATTGATTAAGGCGAATATGCCTACAAAGATCTGTCTCCGTGTCGGTACAGTCACAAACTCTATGGTTGCATTGGATATGGCGGGCGGCGAAAAACTCATGGGTCACGGCGATATGCTCTTTCTCCCTAACGGTTCTCTTACTCCGGTAAGACTGCAAGGTGGGTTTGTATCTGAGACGGCGATCAACAATGTTGTTGCCGGTTTGATGAAAAATCAGTAAGGATGGATTGATATGGTTACAGTTAAAGTAAATGAGATATTGAACTGGTTTCACAGTAATTACAAGGATGATCTGGTGCAAGTACACACAGTCTGTGGAAATTCCATTGAGGATTGTTTCAAATGTGTGTATGCCCTCCGCCGGAGCGCACGGTATGACAGCGCACGCCGGTATGATTTCCAGGATGCGGACTTAGAAAGCCAATACAATGAGTGGGTGTCCGGCTATGAAACTATTGAGACATATTACGGCAGTGCCACAGTAGATTAAGGGGGTGTGATTAGAATGGCAGGAAAAACAACAACAGCTTGTACGCATGAGCAGTATGAGACTATCATAAAAACTTTATATGAGGGCATTGGAGACTGCATACAGCCTAATCCCCGGATTGCTACGATCCTCGTTATTGAGGCGAATGTAGGGCTTCGCATTGGCGATACGCTCTCCCTCCGGCGTTCCTCTTTCATTAAGACGCCCTCCGGCCACGCTTTCAATATCGTTGAGCATAAGACCGGAAAGGTTCGCCGTTTTAAGGTCCAGGAACAGGTCTACAACTTCCTCCTTGAATATGCGGACTCTGAGGGCATTGAGGGCGATGATCTGATATTCCCTATCGGTGTCCGGGCAGTGCAAAAGCATCTGAAAAAGGTTTGCGACTGGCTCGGTCCTGGGTATGAGGATATATCCACCCATTCGTTCCGTAAATACTTCGGAACAGAGATTTACTACAAGAACGGAAAGGACATTGAACTGGTCCGCCGCCTGTATCAGCACAGTTCCGCCGCCGTTACGGCTCGTTACTTGGGTGTTACGGACGAAAAGATTGAACAGGCATTAGATTCCCACGTTGATATTATTTACCGCCCCAAATGAGGCGCATATATAGTAATGGTTCCTTATAAGATTTGTCTATTTGAGTGTCGTGTAACAGGTTTCTGGCAGTTTTTAATGTGAAAACTGCTGCCGGTATGAGGGTTGATAACGGCATACACCATCCCTTTGTTGGTTGACAGGTTTTCCGGCTTTAATGTGAAACCGGATAAGGATAGTGGGATCTCCTGACATTCGCGTATCTCCGGCGGAGCGCACGATGCCGCTTGATAAGAACGTGTCCAAATAGACAAATGCTATAAGGAACCATTGAAGAAATGGAGGTCTTAGGCATGATTGATATTACGAACTGCAATAAAATCATAGTCGATACCATTGAGAAAACAGAGAAGATCATTGAATGGTATCAGCAAAATAAAGATTGGTTGGATGCCGAAGAGTTCCGCATCCCCATCCCCTCCGCATTGGTTGATCTATCGGAGGAAGATATTAAATTCTATTATGAGCAGGAGGGCGTATTCGTCAGACTGCATCTGTATATGGGTGGCGTGTACGTCTGCAATTATCGGTATAATCCGAAAACTCAGGAAATCGAAAGCATTGTCTTTCCTGTCGGATTAAGCAAAGAGAAACGAAAGGCTGTCCGGATGGTTCTTGCCGCTGACAGAACGCCATACAAGGAGGCATTGAAGTTTCACTCTCTCATGTGCTTTGCAACGCATTACCGTAACTGCATTGAGACCAAGGAACAGAAAGAGAAACGCATTTCTCATAAGCAGCGGAAAAGTCTGCGCCGTTCCGGCGGTGCTACTCCGTTGATAACCACATACCGCATTGATAGCAGACCTATTCCTGCAGACGGTACAAAAAGGCACTACACAAAGCCTACCGAACAGGTAAGCGTGAGGGGATTTTACCGAACTACCAAAACCGGTAAGCGTGTATGGGTTCGCCCTTTCACAAAATACAATGGAAATTCTGGAAATAACAAAACATACAAAGTATAGGAGGATCACTATGAGTAATTTGAAAGTTTATGCAAAAACCATCGAAGATGAGGCTTTGGAACAGATTAACACTCTTCTGTCTCAGGATGCCTTTAAGGACTGTAAGGTTCGTATCATGCCGGATGTTCACGCCGGAAAGGGATGCGTCATTGGCTTTACTGCGGATCTCGGAAACAAAGTAATTCCAAACATCGTTGGCGTGGATATTGGATGCGGTATGCTTTGCGTCAGTTTAGGGCATATGGATTTTAATGCTGTTACATTGAATACTTTAGATCGTGTTATCCGCACCTATGTTCCAAGTGGGAAAAATGTGCATGATGGGCGGAAAATGCGTTTTGAAGAATTGAAAGAACTTTATTGTTACCGGGAATTAAAAGATACCAAACGTCTCGAACGCTCTATTGGCACTCTCGGCGGCGGCAATCATTTCATTGAGGTTGATGTTGCAGAGGACGGTTATAAGTATCTGATTATCCATACTGGCAGCCGCAATCTTGGGAAACAGGTGGCAGACTACTATCAGAACCTTGCCTATGAGTTGATGTGCGGTAAGGATGATTTGTATGATCGTCAGGAAAAGCTCATTGCCGACTACAAAGCCGCTGGAAGAAAATCTGAGATTGAATCCGCAATCAAGGAGCTGCGCCGAAACTTCCGTGCTGTCACTCCGAAATTGCCGAAAGACCTCTGTTATTTAGAGGGTAAGTACCGTGAACAGTATCTCCATGATATGAGGATATGTCAGAAGTTTGCCTACATGAACCGTGTTATGATTGCTCAGATTATATGCAATCACATGGGATGGGGTGTTGATGCAGATATGCCGGACTTCTTTGAGTGCATCCACAATTATATCGACCACGACTCCAACATCGTCCGTAAAGGTGCTATCTCTGCCAAGTACGGAGAAAAGGTTCTTATCCCCATCAATATGCGCGACGGATGTATTCTCGGAACCGGTAAGGGAAATGAGGATTGGAACTGTTCTGCGCCGCACGGAGCCGGACGGATTATGTCCCGGATGAAAGCAAAGGAAACTCTCAGCATGAGAGACTATTCACACTCTATGGACGGTATCTACACTACTTCTGTGTCAGAGGAAACCATAGATGAGGCACCGATGGCATACAAGCCTATTGATGAGATTGTGGAATGTATTGGAGAAACCGTTGATATTCTTGCGATTCTGAAACCTATATATAATTTCAAGGCAAGCGAATAATGTGGCATTGATAGACACATTGATGTATAATGGACTAAACATTTATATAGGGAGGATATGTCTATGAAGATGAGATATTTTGCCATACTGTTACTGTCGGCCGTTCTTTTGACTGGTTGTGGTGGCAGTACATCTACCAAAAATGGCGCTACTGCGGTAACGACTACGACAGAAAGTAAAGACAAAACAGACCTTGCAGATTTGATGAGTACGCAGGATTATTCCTGTACTGTGGATGATTCTTTTATGTATTACGTTATGTATGTAACAAACAATTCAGATAAGGTTGTGAGTATTGATCTGAATGTGACCGCATTGGATTCTTCCGGCAGTATGGTTGGTTCTTCCAGTGATGGAACAAAAGCGGTTGCTCCAGGGCAAACAGCCGGTATATGGACCACATTTGATGAATGGGATAAGATTGATAGTTTTGATTACGCGCTGTCCGTATCTGAGGAAAAAGAATACTCTCCTGTCTATTCTGACTTATCCGTTGACTACAATACTACCGACAGCGGCATTGTTGCATCCGTGACAAACAACGGAACTTCCGCCGCAGATTATGTGTGGATGGATGTGGTGTACCTTAAAGATGGGAAAATGGTTAATTTTAGCGAATTATCTTTTATGGATGATAACCAAGAATTGCAGCCAGGTACAACTCTTTCTCAGGAGGGCACTTGCTACTCTGATTCCGGTTTTGATGATGTAGTGATTGCCATAAATGGCAGGAAATGATTTAAGGCAGAGGTTTTATTCCTCTGCCTTTTCTATGAGTTCCCATGCCTTTTCATCGCCAAATTCTTTCCTTACGGCTTTCCATAATCTGAGGTACTTCTTTGATTCTCTGTCCCTTTCAGTCCTTGCCTTGTCAATCTGGCTTCTGAGGCGGCTTATATACTGCTCGTCCTCTGTCTGAATCAGCTTATCTGAGTCACGGTACAGTGACCGGATCATACTTTCTTTGAGCATTTCCACCCACGGCGTAGATACCTCTGTGCTGCGCCCATTGATTGAACGGCGTGTTTTATATTCCCTATCGGATAAATCCTGTTTCTTGGCTTTCTTGGCGCAGTAATCGCCAATATACACGCCAACCCAGTCTGGGATTTCTTCTTTGACCTGATCGTAAAGTTCTCTGGTAAGCACATAATAGTTGTAGTGACCTACGAACGATTTAACTGCTGCACTATGGAAATCTGCCTTTGATACCTTGACCTCATAGCATCGGAAAATGCCCTTTGTATCGTATGTCATGTAGTCCACACGCTCCTTGCCGCCATATCCTATTGTTACCTCATAGCAACCAAACGTTCCCATTTTGTATGTGGCTCTTCTGATTGCCTTTTCCAATGCTACGGTTTCTGCGGTTTTCATTTCAAATCCTCGATTGAGAATACCAAACCTACGCAGTAGACCTCTCCATCTTCCCAAATATCAAATCTCTCACAAGGAATTTCTGTCTCATACGTCCATGTTGCCGGAAGTCCGTCTCGGTTCATTCCATCACACCATCTGGCATCTATCCAGTTGGCACGTTCTTCTCCCTCCTGGTCTACTCCATCCTTATCGAAATAAACTCTTCCGCCATCAAAACAGCCTCCCTCATCGCGGATTGCTCCGTCAAACTCCATCAAATCATCTGATGCACCTGTCACAATGACAAGACCGCTCTGCTGTGCCTCTTCCAGTACATCATCGAAACTATCTCCGTATGCTCTTCCATTGAGCTTTTCTGCCAGTTCTCTTGCTTCCATATTGTCCTCCTTTAATCTGTGTATACAACGATTTCCTGTCCCTCCATTCTGTACCCAAAGCAGAGATTTCCGCCATCCGCTATTATGGCACATTCATGGTCTGACAGATTGTTTGCGTTTCCGATAATTTGATAGCGTTTGCAGGCATATTCGCTGTCTCCGCTCATTATCACGGTTTTCTCTGCCAGGATCTTCTCTTTCTGTTCATCTGCCATAGACTCCCACTCATAGCCATATACCACTATCGCCTTATCCTTTATCTTCTCATATTCCTCATACCACGTTTTTATCATCAGTTACTCCTTATAGCAAATCCCATTGTTACCGTTAAATCTCATATACGGATTGATTAAAGGACTTCTGAAAATGTCAATCTCTCTGCCATCGTGCATGAATTTGAAAGAGATACTGTTATATGCTCCTTTTATCCCTACCAGTCTCACGCTCGTATTGCTCTGCCCCATCATAATGTCCTCTACATCATATTCAGTTCCGATTTCCAATCCGTCCTCTTCTCTGATTGTTACTGCCTTGATGAAAATGTTATTCTGTATACGCATAGGTTCCTCCTTTCTCTCATACTTGCATTTTGGAAAATGGGTTCCAACATCAAGGAACATATCGAGAATGATCTTTCCTGTTTCTCCGCAGAAATTTATATGCCCTGCGTCTGTCTGCTTAACAATCAGTTTTCCGCAGTTGAGACAGCAATCCTTTTCGTTACGTTCCTCGAATATTTGCAGTGGTGTCTTATTCATCCCGGATTCCTTTCTCTCTGAAATGCTCCATGATTTTGCAGATTGTGACATCTCCAACACCTTTGATTTTTGAGATTTCTTTCAGAAAATCATTGACTGTCATTCCGGTAGCCGATTTCTTTCCCTGATTAAATCCCTCACTCCTGGCTTTTTCCACTCTGTCATTGACATACTGCACTAACTGTTCATCAGTCATTTTGCGGATTTTAACCGCTTTTTCATGTACCTTATCTTCATTTACTGTTCTGCGGCAGCTTCTCTTCTTTGCCATTGCAATCCTCCTATCTCATGTATGTTTCAACGATGCACGCATCGTCCTCTGGTGTCCTCGGAAACTTAAACATGAATCCGGCTGACATTACATCTTTTTCGCATCTTTCGAGATTTTCATATTCGCAGTAAACATTTGTTGGCCGGCTTTTCTCTCCGTCCCATACTCTTGCCACCACTTTCCCCGGAAAATCTTTCGGACTGTCATATATCACTACTAGCGGCACTTCTATATCTGAATAGTCCACCAGATTAAGTGTCGGTACTCTCTTATACAACGGCGTGTTTTGCTTTGCTAATTTCTTCTGTTTGTTCACTCCCATACCTCCTTTAATTCCACATGGAATGATTTCAATAGTTCATCGTCCATGTTTGACATAAATGTTCTGTACGATATGTCTGGCTTATTTTCCATAAACCACTCTACCGCCTTTTGATTTTTGGCTGTTCTGGTAGATAGATTTCTCCAATTATCCTGATACCGAACCCGTCTCAATTCTCCGTACCATACAAGAAATCGTTCTCTCGTGCCATTCCTATCAATCCTCATAGGCACATACGGATCAACAATCTCGTAGTCTATTCGGCGGACTGCTGCCGGAACTGCCATAACCCACATTTCTCCCGTGGCAACAGCATCCGGCACTTTATCCGCTATCTGCTCCGGCATGAGGATAGCATCACTCTCTATGTAATACGCATGGATAACAACCGGCACACCGACTCTTGCCATGTTGTACGCCACTGTTCCGCCTTGCGGCATCGCTTGGATTGCACTCAATATGTTAGGTGCTACGCATATCCTTGGAGTGGTGTTATCCTCATCCGGGCAAATCTGTTTCGGAACTCTCGGAACAAATCTCTCTACTTCATCAAATGAAACGTGAACCAATTTACTGTTGTTTCTTTTTCCTCTTTGCTTCATCCTTTTTCCGTTGGCGTTCCTCCCAGTAGGGATGTTCCAACCTTTCTAGTCCAGTGCATCCTATCTGCAGGCACTTATGGACTTTCATTTGCTTCGTTGATAGATACCCTTTGTGTGTTTTGCAGTACGCTACCGGCGATTTAACCATATTCTTATCAATGCTCTTGAATAAATCAGGCATGGATAAGGGCTTTCGGAAACTCTTGAATGAGTTCTTCGCCCCAAATGTCCGTGAGGCTTGGTTTCATAAATACCGGTATGTTGTACTTTCTGCACTGCTCCACAATATTTTCAATCCATTCTCGTCTTGGTATGACTTTATCTTTTCTGCTGCCAGTCTCAGCTCCTACGATTATCCACTCCGGGATGTATGATTTCTCACTCAGCTCTCCGAAGTCTGCCAGTATAGGCTCTACTGACAAAAACGTATGGAACTCATAGTGTCCGTCCTGCCCCATATACTCCGTATCTGGATCTGTGACTGTCGTTCCGTACCACATATTATCTCTGAGTGGTAATTCTCCGTAATGATGCAGCTCCATATATCTTCTGGGATTCTTCGTGAGGAAGAGGTAATTATGCTGTGGAGCTTTCTCACAAGCATTAAACACTTCCCTGATCCATCTATCAGGAACCCACTCTCCAAACACATCCGACATTGAACCGACAAAGATATTTCTCTGCCTCTTTTTGTCTCTGTATTCTCCCATGCGGTATCTGTGGATTGTCGGCACAAATCCATGCGGATAGGCACATCTGAATTGTTTTCCGGTCTCATCATCAACATAATACGGTTGCTCATTGATCTCATAAGTTTCAGAACCATCGTCTCCGAGTTTGTATGTCTCAGGTTCTACCAGATGGCATCCTTTCCGTGATACAAAGCGGTTTGCAATACCTCTAGCATAACAATAAGGGCATTTATGACGGCAGCCGGTAATCGGATTCCATGTGCTGTCAGCCCACTCTATTTTCGTTTTATCCAAGTCTCTTCCTCCTACCTGTGTATTTCCCTACATGATTGATATAACCGCAATAACAACACTTTACCTCGTCTCTAAGGCGGCTCTTATAAATCTGATTTCCACAGCATCCACAGTCAAATTCTTGCGGATTGATTTTCTTTTTCTTCATAAACGCATCACTCCTTTGGAAATAATTTGTCATAAAACCATTCAATATCACGGCGAACCTTAAAATATCTAAATTTATCCTCTTCGCTCGTGCTTCTTACACTGATATACCCGTGAAAAGCATTTACCTCTTCTACTACCACCGGAAGCTCTGCATATTCCGTCTTTAACATCCACTCACTTCCGAGAGGGTATTTATCGAATTTTGAATAGTCGATCTTTTCGTCCGCATGAAACGGAAGATCGTATTTTCTTTTATCCACAGCCAAATCGTCAATATAGCAAGTGGCATACACTTTTCTTGGATTGTTACCATATTTTTCAACGTTTTCCGGCAGATTATCATTGACCGCATCGAACTCTAAGCCAAATTTACTGCACCAGTCCACCGCTTCTTTCAGATGTTCTTCCACTCTGCAAGTCCAAAGGATCACTTTTGCTCCCTCTGTTCTGCGTTGAATAAGATGCTGTATCAGTTTTTTGTTCGGCGCGCCAATTCCGGGCCACTTACTTTCGCAGAGTGTTCCGTCAAAATCAACCGCATAAATCGGTACAAAACTACTCATCTCCATTCCTTTCCATCCCTAAATCGAATAGGGATAATTGTGCTTTTTCTCTTTCCAGTCTCGCATTTGAAACCTCGTACATCTCGGTGTCTATCTCAAACCCTACAAACCTCACGCCGTTTCTGTGATATGCAATGAGGCTTGACGCAGATCCTACATGGGTGTCAAGTACCACCCCCCCCCGATAGCTTAAAAGCACCTACTAGATATTCGTACAATGCTATCGGTTTCTGGGTTGGATGGATGCGTTTCTCTGAATTTGTTCCGCCAGTGTTTGAGTATCTGAACAGTTTTGCCGGGAGATTGTAAGAAGTCCACGCAATCTCCGCTTGCGAAAAGGCATCCCACGGCTGCACCTTATCCCATACAACAAAGCACTTTGTTGGTGGCAGATTGAAATAATTTCCGCCCCATATAATCTGATTTTTCGATACGCGAAACAATTCTTTGAAGTATTCCTCCGTTGGCGGTTTGCTATCCCATTCCTTTACCTGTCCACTCCGTTTCAATCTGCTTGCGGTGCTTTCGGATGGATAACCGTTCTTCGTCCGGCTCTTATTGGTTCCCATCGCCATGTTCGGCGCATTGATTCCGTATGGTGGGTCTACGATTGCCACATCAAAGTATTTATCAGGGAAAAGTTTCATGCCGGCCATACAGTCCATGTTGTAGTAACCAAAATCTAATTTATCCACTTAATAATGCTCACTCCCTTATAACCTTTTTGAAACTCATACCACGCATACGCAACTGCACTTCCGCCTCCGGCTTTCATTTCCTCAAACATTCCGTTTTTGGCGCACAGAATACGGCTGCGTGACACATATACATATCTCGGAGGGTATTTCTTAAACAGTTCGCCTCTAGCCTTTCCCTCCAAAAACTGTAATTTAAGAAACATGAACACTTTTCTCCCGTCCGGTATGATCGTCATTGCGTGTTCAATGAACTCTTTTGCGTACTTGTACGGAGGATTGGTAAGAATATCGCCATCCCACATTTCTGTTGTCTGCAAGAAGTCTATTCCACCATCTCCATACCCTCTGTCGATAAGATCCGTACTGCGGACCTCATAACCGAGTTCTATGAGACGTTCTGATAAGTGTCCTTGTCCTGCAGAGCACTCCCAAATCTTATGGTTCAGCTCTGCCCCCCCCTGTAACAATGCGTCTACTGCGATAGGGTCTGTCGCATAGTAGTCGTTAATCTCTCTTTCTTTCTCTGTGTGGTTGGATGCGCCAAGGGTTGTGAAAATACTCTTGCCGTTTCCGGTCCAATCTTTTCCCATCTCTGATCTCCTTATAAATATCCAAATCTGTAACCATATATGGATTCTAGTTCTCCGCGGCATACCTTACCGACTGAGTTCGGCGGTAGATTGTACAGTCGTTCCGCCTCACGACATGAGAAAAAGATTTCTTCCTCATCGCCTATGCAGATAACCATTCTGTGTTTCCCTGGCTTGTCCTTGCGGTTTCCGCACTGTACACCCTTGTCCGCCCATCTGAGGTTGTATATGCTGTTATCGAACCTTTCCATGTTATTTATATGGTCTACGGTGTCATACCGCCGTCTGTCTCCCATGAAGAAAGTCTGCATAACAATCTGGTGTCTCTTAAACCGTACTTGGTTTCCATCCGTATCTGTGAACATACTGGAAATATCGTATTTATCTCCGTATGCCATGTTGCAGAGGATTCCGTTTCTTATAAGTCTCCCAAATGTTGATATGTAGCAGTTGATGTTGAAATCATGCACACTCTTAACTTCCAAATTCTCATCGAATTTTACAAGCTGCGTGACCTTTCTCCACTTTTCTTCTTTGTCCGGGTACTTCTGGCGGATATACTCAAAAGTTTCTGTTTCTCTCATACTCTCTCAAATGTGT